TTCAAGCTTTAGCTTATAAAGAATTATTACCTGCTGATGGACCAGTTAGAACACAAATTTTAGGTGTGCCAACACCAGACAAAGAACAACAATCACGAAGAGTAAAAGATTTTATGAATTATCAAATCATGGAAAAAATGACAGACTATGAACCTGATTTTGATTCTTTACTGTTTCATTTACCATTAGCAGGATCTGCGTTTAAAAAAATTTACTACGATGAAGCAGCTCAAATGGCCTGCTCTAAATTTGTACCCGCTGATGATTTGATTGTTCCGTATACAGCTACCTCATTAGATGATGCGGAGTCTATCATTCATCGCGTGCAAATATCTGAAAACGAATTAAGAAAACAACAAGTTGCTGGTTTTTATAGAGATATAGAATTAAAACCAGGACAAGTAAATGAAACAGAAGTAGAGAAAAAAGAACGTGAATTAGAAGGCGCATCAAAAGGTAGAGACGAAGATGTATTTAATTTATTAGAGTGCCATGTTCATTTAGATCTTGAAGGTTTTGAAGACATGGGGCAAGACGGAGAACCTACAGGAATTAAACTTCCTTATGTGGTTACTCTTGAAGAAAACTCTAGAGAAGTTTTATCAATAAAAAGAAACTACGAAGTAGGTGACTCATTAAGAAATAAAGTAGATTACTTTGTGCATTTTAAATTTTTACCAGGACTTGGCTTTTATGGTTTTGGATTAATTCACATGATTGGTGGATTATCTAGAACAGCAACTTCTGCATTACGACAACTACTAGACGCAGGAACGTTATCTAATTTACCTGCAGGATTTAAACAAAGAGGCATTAGAATTAGAGATGACGCTCAAAGCATTCAACCAGGAGAATTTAGAGATGTGGATGCACCAGGAGGAAACATTAGAGATTCATTCATGATGTTACCATTTAAAGAGCCGTCACAAACTCTCTTACAACTTATGGGCGTCGTAGTATCTGCAGGTCAAAGATTCGCTTCAATAGCAGACTTGCAAGTAGGTGAGGGTAATCAACAAGCAGCTGTGGGTACGACCGTAGCATTGCTAGAAAGAGGCAGCAGAACAATGTCTGCGATTCATAAAAGAATATATGCATCACTGAAAAAAGAATTTAAAATATTAGCAAGAGTTTTCAAGTTATATCTACCTCAAGAATATCCCTACGATGTTGTTGGTGGTCAAAGAATGATTAAACAATCTGACTTTGATGACAGAGTAGATATATTGCCAGTTGCAGATCCAAACATATTTTCTCAGACTCAGCGTATTTCCCTCGCACAGTCAGAACTGCAGCTGGCAACATCCAACCCACAAATACACAATTTGTATCAAGCATACAGAAACATGTATGAAGCTTTGGGTGTAAAGGAGATAGATAAAATTTTAAAACCACAAGCGATTCCCACACCGAAGGACCCAGCGTTAGAACACATAGATGCTCTCGCTGGGAAACCGTTCAAAGCTTTCCCTGGTCAAGACCACAGAGCACATATTACTGCTCACTTAAACTTTATGGCAACTAATATGGCGAGAAATAATCCGTTAATCATGGCAGCATTAGAAAAAAATTGTTTTGAACACATTTCTTTAATGGCACAAGAACAAGTTGAGGTAGAATTTAGAAATGAAATGCAACAAATTATGATGATGAAACAAAATCCTCAAGCAATGCAAGATCCAAATATGCAAAACCAACTAAGAATGATGGCAGAAAAAATTGAAGCAAGAAAAGCACAACTAGTTGCAGACATGATGGGTGAATTTATGCGAGAAGAGAAGAAAATTACATCACAATTTGACAATGATCCTATTGCTAAACTAAGATCTAGAGAGTTAGACCTTCAAGCACAAGAAAATGCTAGAAAAAGACAAGAAGGAGAAGACAGAATAAACCTAGATAAGATGAGAGCTATGATGAATCAAGAAAATCAAGACGAAAAACTAGAACAAAACGAAGAATTAGCAAAACTAAGAGCTAATACGTCGATTGAAAAGACAATTTTATCTAAAACACTACCTAGTGCTAAAGATATGGGCGCAGGAAGTGTGATAATTAAAAAAACAGATGACTAATCTTTAAAAAAAGGTTAAAAATTAAAACAAAGGAGCATATATGACAAAAACAACTGGAAAACATGTAAACGAAGAACAGTTTACAGATAAAGATGGCTACTTAAAAGGTGGAGTTGAGATCGAAACAACAAATCCATCTGAGACTCAAGAACAAGAAGTTCAAGGTCAAGGAAACATCTTAAAAGAGAAGAATAGAAAAGCTAAGTGGTACTAATATGGCTTGGTTTAGTCTAGCAAAAATTGCTTTACAAGCGGGAAGTAAAATTTACTCTAACCGCCAGAAGACAAAGATGGCTATGTCTGATGCACAACTAATGCACGCAGAAAAAATGGCTCGTGGTGAAGAGCAATACCAAGGTAAGCTTCTTGAAGCTAGGCAAAACGACTATAAGGACGAATTTGTACTCGTTATAATTTCGGCGCCTATTATAGTTTTAATGTGGGCAGTGATGTCAGACGACCCTGCAGCGATGGAGAAGGTAAAATTATTCTTTGAATACTTTCAATCCCTACCATCTTGGTTTACTAACTTATGGATACTTGTAGTTGCGTCAATTTTTGGTATAAAAGGTACACAAGTATTTAGAAACGGAGGAAAAAAATAATGAGAAACGATTACGGTAAAAGAAGCATGAAAATGGGTGGTGGCATGATGAAAAGAGGCATGTACAAAAAAGGCAGCTTTCCTGATATGTCTGGTGATGGCAAAGTCACTCAAAAAGATATTTTAATTGCAAAAGGTGTAATTAAAAAACCTGGCAAAAAGAAAAAAGTTGTCAAAAAAATAAAAAACAAGAAAAAGGTAATCGGCTAATGGCTGGCAAAGGTTTATACGCAAATATACACGCTAAAAGAAAACGTGGTGAAAAGATGAGAAAAAAAGGTGCAAAGGGTGCACCAAAAGCAAAAGATTTTAAA